ACCCTTGGCACCGATAGTATCCCTGCAATCGGGGAGTTGGCGCTTGGCTGCAGAAAGACGTTATTGGAAGAGTCCAAAAGCGGTCATGCTGCTCCTTTCAGTTGGATTCCTTTATAAGCGTCAACGAATTTGTTGCCGATCTTGACTTTGCCTCGTGGGCGCACCACGCCAGCAGTCAAGTCATTGAGTAGTGGATAAAACTGTCTCTGCGAAAGCTCGGGGTGACCCTTTTTGTGAGCCCACAAGTTATAGGCCGTGCGGAGAGCGCTCTTCCCGATCTTTGCGTCCGGATGAACCACACACTTCTCTCGCAGAAAGATGTTCAGCGGTGCAACAGTGTCGGCTTGTTCCTTCTTGTGATCTGTTTCGATCACTGGAAGGCCAAGACGGCTGTGATGTTCAGGAATGGTGACATCGTGAATCGTTCTCATGAAGTGTGAAGCCTCCGACTCAAGGTGAGCCTCCAGTTCCGGCTTCTTGATTGGATTCTCAGGGAACGGTACGTGGGACAGAGTCATCCTTGATTCGTTGGGCCAAATCGGAAAATGACTCACGTTGTTCGCACACTGAATCCAGTGTGTCAGATTTGGAACCTGGTACTGGTTCGTCCGCATCCGGCGGATGTCGAGATAGTGAGCCGTGGTCCAATCCTTCATCCGCGAACGTGCAGCAGGCTCATTGGAAAGATCGACTTCCTCCACGTAGCAAAGGATAGCGTTCTCAAGCTCGCCGTTGAAGTCACCTTTACCAGTGAGCGCTCGTTTTGCACCGGCGATACCACCGGTAATGAGGAACCGGAACGACTCATGCAGGATCGATTTCCCACTGTTTTCGGGTCCGAACAAACCGATATAGGGCAAGTGCGTGTATGGATCACGCAGCAGAAACGCGAACCAGGCTGTGAGGTAGTCTCTGCCAGTGCGGATGCTTTTTTCCCGACACCACTCGTGCTTCACGATATAGGGGTCGAGGTCCTTGCCGCAGTGGTCCAGAATCATGTCCCAGTGGGGATGATTCGGCTCGTCAACATTTGCTGGTTGTACGAGGTGTTGAGCCGCGCCACGATTGAATTTTCGACCGGGCAGCAATTCGGGCTGGAAGGGTTGGCACACTGTCGTGAATCGGTGCTTGATTGCTTTTCCGATATAGGTGTCAGCGTCAGTCTTTCCACAGTGGAATTCGGCCTGCAACATGCACGAGACATTGGTCTTCGGGTGATAGTCCCATGTACCCTCTGATGACTGTAAATAGAAACCAGCAAACTGTCCGTCGGGCGTCACCGTCGCGCGCAGAGAGTCATCAAACTCAGCAACGTCCAATTCATCTTCAGTAGCGCCGGTCTTCACTTCAAACACCTTCTCCCAGAATCCACCGCGAATCTTTGCCCAACCACCCTTTGGCCTGACTTCGTCCTTTTCCTTGTCTACTCTGACCACCAGGCGACCGTCCTTGTTGGGTTTGACAACAGCTTCGCGATGCTGGAACTTCTCTTCAATCTCGATCTTTTCGCCGAGGGCTTTGGCCACTTCGATAGCGTCTTTTGCACTCTCGAACTGGAAGCCCTTGTTGTCGGCAAGTTCGGCACCACCCAAGGCACGCGCTGCCGTCTTCAGATCGGGTTCACGGTTGTAGAAACAGGTCGTCCAGCCTTCACCATCTTGTTGCCAGGTAGCCGCCTCCGACACACCCGGACTGAAACGGTATACCTTGAAGGCACCATTGGGAGCCGGGAACATGAAACAGTTCGGACTGGCCTTGTCGGTTCCTTCAGACGTGGTTTTGTAGAACTCATCAACTTTTGAAGAGCGCATGTATGAGTCTGAACCAAATGATGATCCGATACCCAAACCGTGGAGTAGCCCGACCGTGCCAGTTCATCAATGATGGCCTTGTGCTTTTCATCCAAAGAAGTGATACGGCGGGCAGACGCCAGTTTGTCAAATGGGTCTATGTCCTCATCCTTGATACCTTCGATTCGGACCTTGCCACGTTTCCCTCTGATAACCTCGATATTGTCCATCCAATTTGAGGGTAAGTCTTCCAATTTGAGAATCTTCTCGGCAGGCTTCTTCAAGGAAAGACCTTGGTTATCCACCGTCAGCTTCTTATGCCAAATCCACATCACACCTCCACAGCAATCGATCTGTGAGGCGAAATCATACCCTGTTTCACTCGACATCATCCCAAGAACGCAACGCGCGAGAGCGGCGTGTTCGGTGTGGTTGTTGGTCGGAACCTCGTCCACATAAACGTAGAGATGTATGCCTTTTCCTCCTGTGGACTTTCGTACTTCGACGAAGGGAAGCGCCTCGGCGGCTTTCTGAACTTCGGCTAGTTGCTCGTCTTCGATGCCAACACCCTTAGCGTGCCCGGTGAGCGCATCAAAGTCGAATCCCAGCCATCGGCTGCACCGTTCCTTCCAATCCCAGCCGGTAGACCCGATGCCTTCAGCGTGCCACTCAAACGGCCAGGAGAGTTTGTAGTCCTTGAAGGTTGGTTCGTCGTATGAACCCTTCGGGATACGAATGTTCCACCATTCATTGATACCATCAGTCCAAGTAGATCGCTTACCAGCGACGGGTTCCCCCTCGCCAGCAGCGACGTTCACCTGGGTTTCCATATTGGTCCCGTGTTCCAGATATTTGTCCAGCAAATCCTGACCGGGATGGTCGTTCCTCCTGGCTTTGAGAAAATCAACGATGGCTTCGGTGATAAGCTTCTTCATAAATACCTTTCGATAGGTGGGTAGGCCGAATAGCCAAACTCCTTAACTATTCATAATAGTCAACGAAATACACATCGAAAAGAAAAACATTCTCTGAGAATCTCAAAAATTTCCAAATAACCCTAATGAAAGAATAGTGTGTTAGCTCAAAACGAGTTTTGCGCCTGGCTGTATCTCAATGCGGCACTTCAGGTTACATCCAAAAGTAGCCAAATAAGGGAGTATCTTCTTTTATAGAGATATAGAAAGCTGCACACAAAATTACATATAAGAGGATACAGAGGAAAACCAGTATTCCTTTTGACCCCTTTGGAATTTTTCAAGAAATTTCAATTTAGTCTTTCATTTTGCTATCGATCTCGTTGACTATTATGAATAGCTAGGGAGAGATACCATGCTTGCACTTGAAAAGCTGCCACTCAACAAACTCCTTGATCCTTGGATACTCCTGAGACCCGTACTCCGTGATTCAACTGATTTCCTAGAACTCAAGACATCCATTGGTGAAATTGGTCTCCTTAACTCGATTGCAGTCCGTCCCAGCCCTCGAAAGCCAGGTTTCTGGGAGATTATCGACGGGATGTGGAGAACGACAGCCGCCCGCGAACTTGGCATCAAAAGTCTGCCGTGCATCATCAAGGATGGCGTTACTGATGAGCAAGTATTAGCCCTTCAGATTCAAGCGAACGCAATCCGACCTGAGACAAGACCCGTCGAATTCGCCAAGCAATTGCGACGAATTCAGAAGATGCACGATGGTATCACATTGAGACAATTGTCCAGTATGGTTAATAAGAATACCTCGTGGGTTCAGCAACAATTGGGTCTGCTCCGACTCTCAAAGGAAATCCAGAAAGCAATCGATCGGGGAGAGATTCCACTTGGGAACGCATACATGCTGGTGAAGATACCTCCGAAGTTACGTCCCGAATACATCGATCACGCGAAGATCATGCACACAACTGCATTCAAAGCCCTAGCTGCCGGTATCATCAAACATTTCAAGGAAGCCGTTCGTCAAGGCAAACTCGATACTTTTTTCACGAATGATTTCAAAGCACAACCTTATCTCAAATCTTTGAAAGAGATTCAAGCTGAAGCTGAAATGAAAACGGAAGCCGCTCTGATAATCGCTTCAGAGTGTTGCAAGACGCCTTTGGACGGATGGGTAGCAGCCTTACAATGGGCTATGCACATCGATAAAGGTGGACAGGAAGAACAAGAGATCGCGGCTCGCGCAAGAGCCCGCAAGACCTGGAAAGGAACTTAGATAGACACAGAATCCACGATTTTTCAACCATCTCATTTTCACTTAAAGGTAACTAAGCATGTCACAAGAAACGAATTTGGTCCCTGTCGATTTTTCCCAGCTTCCCGCCACTACCATGGGCTCCGATGATGACTTCAATGATCTCGCCAAAGGCGCAGATTTCCTTGGCCGTCTTCAACTGTTTAGTAAGGGTAAGGCTATCAACCAAGGGTTGATTGCTCCCGGCACCTGGGGAATTCCCGAAGGCGATGACGCCATCACTGACCTTGGAAAGTCTGTTGACGTGGTACCATTTGCTCGTCGTCCAAAAGCAATCGATTTGCAAGACACTGATGCCATCATCACAAACTACGATATGGAATCAGATGAATTCAAGCGGATTCAAGATGCCTCCGGTCAACAGAATAGTGGCTGTATGTATGGTCCCAGCTTCCTCGTTTATGAACGGACGACAGGAAGGTTCCTGGAATGGTTCTGTGGTACAAAGAGCACTCGCTCCGAAGCCAATAAAATTTATCCGTTCCTCCGAGTGACTGAAGCTGACATCGCTGCCCGTCCTGCCTTGGAAGGCACTAAACCACATGGTGCGGAACCATTCACGATGAACATTAAACTGATCGAGAAAAAGCAATGGTCGTGGCATGTTCCAGTTGTTGTCCGATGTTCAACTCCTTTCACACGGGTTCCGTCTATCGAGAAGATCATCTTCGAGATGAATCGGTTCATGAACCCGACCGACGCCGGTGTCGAGAAAGTTGATGAAAACACCGAAGGGCGAGGTCGTGCCCGATAGTTGAAAGATTATTCACTGCGCAGCCCTATTTTGGTGGTATACTTTAATAGGGGAATGACATACTATGTCACTCGGGATGCCTCTATAGGGATTGTCGGGAGTGACATTTTTCTCAAACAAAAGGAGGCTCAAATGGAGATTCTGAAGAAGTACGCGAAGAATAAATGGGTTTGGGTGATTGCTCTGGCGTTGGCGGCTCTAGTCGGCAGCGGAACTTACGCTGACCAAGTTGCCCAGGTTATCTTGGTTATCCTTGGACAGGGGTAGGACGTTTATACGAACTGTTCTGGGAACGGCTGCCCCAGGACAGTTCGTCTATGGCGGGTTCGAGAAGTCTGGTTATCTCATGGGTTTCATACGCCCATAACGCTGGTTCAAATCCAGCACCCGCTACTTTAACAGGGATGAAAATGAAAGAGATTGAACTGACTCAAGGACAAGTTGCTCTGGTCGATGATATCGACTACGAATATCTGATACAGTGGAAGTGGTGCGCCCATTGGTTTCGCAATGGCTTTCGAGCATCACGAAACTCACCTAAAGTAAATGGCAAAAAGAAAACCATCCTCATGCACACACAGTGATAGCTGAACGGATGGGGATTGATACTACTCAGATTGACCATAAGGATCAGAATCCACTCAACAACCAACGTCCTAATCTGCGTTCTGCAACTGTCAGTCAGAATCTACACAACCGAGGCGCACAAAAGAACAGCACAACTGGTGTTAAGGGTGTTTACTTTGATAAACGACTAGGTAAATACCGTGCTCAAATAGGTTTTGAAGATAAAAAGTATTATCTTGGCCTTTATGACACTATACCTGAAGCCGCTGCCGTTATACAGGAAAAGAGAGAAGAACTTGTAGGCGAGTTCGCCCATCACTGAGGAGAAATGATGAATGCTATAGCAGTTCTAGTTCAACAGCCTGCGATAGATTTCGCCAAATTCCTCTCGGCAAGTCGTGAGATGTTCGGGTACTCACCGGCGGCTTCCTCGGACGCCAGTCACAAGCAGTTGAGTGATAGTGAGAGATTCCTTTCCTGTCTGGCGGCAATGAAGGACAGAAATGCTCCTGTGAGTTTGCCACCCCATTTATTGACGCATGTCTCTTTTTCTGTGTTATTGGTAGCCGACGAGAGGGACATCCTGGATGTAATGGAGTACTGTTCGTCGATGCCTTTTACAACTGCCGAGACTGTTGTCAGAGGTATTGATGCCGCCTTAGTAACTGGAACTCTTGCTCAGTGGAAAAACGCCGTGGTCGCGGGATGTAGTCCTGATGTAGAACCATCCGTGAGGTATCTCTTCAACAAAATGCTTGGTCTGTTTGAAGCTGCCAATTTGAATGTATGGGGTGATTGCATTAAGAAAGGATCACGGGACCAACATACATTTTTGTTGGAGGCTCCAAAATGACCAAATTAGTACAAACGAAACTGATATACCGTTCAAGCAGTGGCACTCTTCTCAAAGCCCCAGTTACGCTGGAGTACAAGGATGGTCGCATTTGGTTTCTGAAGAGTCCTTTCGGTTTGAAGGATGAAATCAAAGCTATGAGTGGTAGCCGATGGCACGGCTATGATACTCCAAAGAAGATGATGTGGTCTGTGGAAGACAATTTCCGCAACCAGTTCCAACTTCATTACCTGATGGGCAAGAATGTCTACGAGTGGTTTGAACGACCACTGATTGAGCATGAGTACTCGCGACCATTGATGGAACACCAGAAGGATTTGACCAATCATGGTCTATCCTATCATTATCAGATATGGGCAGCCGAGATGGGGGTGGGGAAGACATTGTCTGCACAAGAGGTCATCGAGAGATCAGGTGTTCCATATTGGTATTGGGTTGGTCCCAAGACTTCTTTGTCGAACATTCAACGTGAATTCCGCAAATGGAATTTTGTGGAAACTTGTGCGACCATCGAGTATATGACTTATGAGCACCTCGTGCGTATCATGGACGAATACAAGAAAGGTAATCCACTACCCGGCGGTGTCATTTTTGATGAATCATCCCGACTGAAAACATCGACAAGTCAGAGATCAAAGGCGGCTTTCAAACTTGCCAGTCTGATTCGTTCTACTAACATGTGGGATGGTTATTGTATTTTGATGTCGGGGACGCCGTCTCCGAAGAAACCGACTGACTGGTTCAGCCAATGTGAAATTGCTTGGCCGGGCTTCTTGAAGGAAGGCAACATCAAAGCGATACAATCACGTTTGGCATTCATGGTCAAGCATGAATTGGATACCGGGACATTCTGGAAACCAATGGGTTGGCGTGACAACGAAAACAAGTGTTCATTATGCGGAGAGCTATTTGAGGAAGGTGCTCACGAACTGGATCCATACGAACCTAATGACGAGTATCACGAGTTTGTGCCATCAAAGAATGAAGTCGCCTACATGTTTGAGCGGCTCGAAGGGCTTGTCGTTGTCAAGCACAAGAAGGATTGTCTCAACTTACCTGATAAGCGTTATCGAAAAATTGAATGCACTCCAAGCAAGTCACTCTTGCGAGTCGCAAAGACGCTGGTAGATGCGGCACCTAATGCCATGACAGGCATGACACTACTGAGAGAATTGTCGGATGGTTTTCAGTATCGTGACGTAGATGACGGAACACGACCATGCAACCATTGCCCGGAGTCAAAAGGAATTGTGGACGAATGGTTCAATCCAAGCACTGAGCGGTCTTATCAAGACATCTCGTTGTTGGAGGATAACCTAATCAATAAGTTAGAGAAGCGACAAGTCAAGTGCCCCAAGTGCCATGGTTCTGGCGAAATGAAGAAGATCAAGCGAATCACTCGTGAAGTTCCATGTCCGAAAGAGAAAGCCTTGCGGGATCTTCTTGAAGAATGTGAAGAAACTGGACGAATCGTAGTCTTTGCCGGTTTCACTGGTTCAGTTGATCGTTGTGTTAGTATTTGCCATAAGGAAGGTTGGGCAGTTGTACGTTGTGACGGCCGTGGCTTTCAAGTGACCTTGCCAGACGGAACTATGACCACCGACGCAGAGCCACTCGATTTCTGGGCCGACCTGGAGAACAACCCACGGGTTGCCTTCGTGGCCCACCCCGAGTCGGGCGGCATGTCGCTAACGCTGACGGAAGCCCGGATGGCCGTCTATTGGAGTAACTCATTCAAACCTGAGTATCGCATCCAGTCCGAGGACCGCATCCACCGTAAGGGTATGGATGAGAATCTTGGTTGTGTCATTGTTGATCTAATCCACTTACCCACCGACGAGCGTGTTGTCGACATCATCAGAGAGAACAGGAAACTGGAACTAATGACGATGGGTAAAATCATGAAGGGAATTCAGTGGACTGTTCAGGAGAATACACCATGATGTCTCTAATACGTCTTTACATGGCATTCAGTATCGAGTGGATTTCCACTCTTGATAATCCGACTTCAGAGATACACGAAGCCATTCATGTTGGGCTGCAAGAGTACGGAGAATCTTGCAATTCGTTTGATTTTATTGGAGGCGATGTAGTCATAATCGAACTTGTGAGTGGACGAAGCAGTGAGACACTTGAGGATATTATCTTCGAGACCCTGCTAGATCAATTTGAGTCCATTCACGAAACGGATTTTGACATTGAAATCGATCTTGATGTAGACTTTGGTAACGAATCAGACGACTAATTCACTTTCACTTTCACTTCTTTTGGAGGTCTCAAATGAGACGACTTGTTTCTTATGTAGCGGCTCTGATGTTGATGTCTCAATTCTGTATTGCCGCTCCCGTTACCGACCAGAAAGTTATCGATAATTTGCGAAACGTCAGCGTCACCATTAGTGTGGACGGTCGCGGACGTGGCTCCGGAACACTATTCACACGGGAGGTTGCTCCTGATATATACAAGTCCTATGTCTGGACTGCTGGCCATGTCGTCGATGATCTCCGCACTACACGCAAAGTAATCGACCGGGAAACTGGCACAGAGAGGATTGTCGTTGGTTTTAAGGATTGCCAGATTTACCAGGAAGTCATCCAAGACGGTCGTAAGGTGAAGCAAGAGTATCTCGATTGTCGAGTGATTTGCTTTTCTAATTGTGAAACTGGTGACGATCAAGCCGTACTCGAAGTTCGGATGCGGAACTATACCCGTGAGACAACCACATTTTATCTCGGCGAAGAGATTCCCGGCATTGGTACTGAACTGATTCATGTCGGTAGTCTGCTCGGCGATATTGGTTCTTGTTCATTTACGACCGGCGTCACGTCTCAGGTAGGGCGTCTCCTGGCTCTCGATGACAACTATGCTGAAGCCGTCTACGACCAGACTTCTGCCGTATCGTTCCCTGGTTCTTCTGGCGGTGGTGTGTTCAACCAGGAGACTGGTCAATACATTGGTATGTTGACCGCAGGTATCCGCGATGCTCAAGGCTTCGCTTGGTACGTTCCTGTACGGCGACAACTGGAATGGGCGAAGACCGTCAACATGGCATGGGCGATGGACGCCACAGTCCCGATGCCGAGTGCTGCTGACATGAAGAAGATTCCGCTCGACGACGGACGCTAATCTGTACGAGGGAGAGACTCAAGGTTAGTTGGATTTGACACAACCCACAGGTTCACCCTGTGGGTTGTTTTCTCTGTATAGAAGGAATCACCCACATGGCGAAATCCAAGATCACGAAGGCAAAAATTGCTTTGCTAAAACAAGACCTCACAGATTGTGTGGGGTCACAAAAAGAATTGGCAAAGAAATACAAGATTAGTCGATCACTTGTTAGCGAGATTGCAAACGAACGCGCTCATGCTGATGTCCCATGGCCTCATGGTAAACCGGCTCCGAAAAAGGCAGGTGGTCAACGGAAGCCAATTGAAGACTATGACCCGACCAATAAGAAGATTCTTGAGTTACAGGGCGAAGTTCTCCACTTAACAGAAGAACGGAATCGTGCTCGGAAACAAGCTAAAGCTAGTGCAAAACTTGATGGTCTCTTTCAATCAATGACTGGTGTCCTTACTGACCGTATCATCCCTATTAAACCACTTCCTAAGGCCAGGAAGAAATCTGCAAAGAAAGGTCTTATTACCGAGCACGCTGTTTTACATCTTAGTGATGGTCATCATGATCAAATCGTCAACCCGAATGAATGTGGAGGGTTGGAGACCTATGACTTCCCCATATCATGCTGTCGCGCTGAGAGACTTGTGGAATCCACAATCCAATGGACTCAAGACATCATGTCTTCCAGGTTCCGATTCCCTGTCCTCAATGTGCTGGCCTATGGAGACTTCACTAGTGGAGAAATCCACGGAGCCGCCGGACGATCTTACTTTCGACGCATGATGAAAAATGCGTATGCCATTGGTCAACTTCATGCCCTGATGTATCGAGACTTTGCGCCGCATTTTGAGCAAGTGAACGTCGTCTATGTCCCTGGCAATCACGGTCGCCGTACGCCGAAGAAAGACTATTACGGAGCCCATGACAACTGGGATTACCTCGTAGGTCTCATGGCGAAGTTACACTGTCAAGATATAGATAACGTATCATTCCTGATTCCCGATGCTTGGTCCGTGAACCTTGACATCAACGGTGTAGGCTTCAACATCGCTCATGGTGACGACATCAGGTCTTCCATGTCTATTCCCTGGTATGGACTCCAACGACGGCAGAAGCGACTCCAAGCTCTTGGTCCATTACTCACCGGTTGCCCAAGGATCAGATATTACTGTGTTGGTCACTTCCATCAGAAAGGTATGGTAGGTGAGCAGGATACTGAGATCATTATGAATGGTCCGTGGCCCGCGACTGACGCCTATGCCTACAATAGCCTGTCGGCATATTCGGAGCCTTTCCAGTGGTTACATGGTGTCAATCCGAAGTACGGGATTACCTGGCGAATGGATATTCGTTTGAAGGACCCGATTCGTGAGGCGAGAGGTCCGCAGCGGTATCGAATCACTCTGGAGTAACCATGGAAAGGATACCTTTGACAAAGGGCAAGGAAGCCCTGGTGGATGATCGGGACTACGATTATTTGATGCAATGGAAATGGTATATACTTGATGGTCTTAACAATCGACGTGAGAATTTGAGACCAATGACAAAACGACAAAATGCTATGAATCGAGAGCCGCGAAGAGGGCTCAAATCAGGTTACAAAGGTGTTTGTTGGCTCGCTAGGTCTGGCAAATTCGCATGGCTCAATCCAATCCCAGGAGAATAAATATGTCAGAAAAGAAAGAATCTGACTTGACATTCGAGCGAATGTATGATAAACTTGAAAAGGTGAATGTCCCGGAGAAAATTTCTGGGCGTCCGGTCTGCCGTAGCGAACGTGAATACCTGGAGAGCTTGAAACGTGACCAATCATGAGATTTTGTCAACCATGTTTCTATTGAAATAGTATCGATCTATGTATCCGCGTTGATTTAATTAAGGCTCAAGCCCTCATGGATCAGCTATGAACTCTATTGAAAGCTGTTGAGCGGAAATGATCACAGTAATCGGATGGATAGGCTCTCTGTGTCTGGCTTTTAGCGGTGTGCCTCAAACTTACAAATGCTATTGCCAAGGTCATGCACATGGTCTATCCCTTCCGACATTGTTGTTATGGTGGACTGGTGAGGTCTGTTATGTGGTCGCGACCATTGGAGAGTTCGGAGTGGTAGCGTGGTTGCTTTTCAATTACTTCATGAATCTGTTCTGTATCAGTGTGATATTGTGGTACTGGTTTCGACCCCGTGTGGTGTAGTTCGGTTGAGTTGAACATCCGATTGTTATCCAGACAATCAGAGATTCAAGTCCTCCCACCACAACTTGCCCACCACAACTTGACGAATCAACGGTATTTTGGACCGTAGCTCAATTGGAAGAGCACCGGACTGAAAATCCGGCAGTGCTGGTTCAAGTCCAGTCGGTCCAATTTATAAGGAAATTCAACCGAAGGGTTCATCGCGAGCCCTAGCATATGGACCCTTGGATAAGACGCGAGATGTAGGGGCACTATTGTGGTTCTCAGTTTCCACATTGTGCCTTCTCGGAGGAACGTGATTCAAGGAAAACTGAGGCTTGAAGACGTGACTCAATTTTAGTGGTAATAGGGTGACTTATTCCGGAGACTTACCAGTTGATGAAGCAGCCGACTGTTTTCAACGCAGTATTTGGACACATGCAATGATTGAATTCAATGATGCCTCACCGAAATCTCTTATCACCAAGATCAAATACAAGTATTGGGAAATCTGGCCAGCCTGTCTCCGTCCAATGACGATGTGGTATAACCTCAAGTGTTGGGCATGGCATCGCTATGGGACTGTCCGTTGTCGCCACTTGCCACATACCTGGTCCGATCGGCGCACGATCTTGCTCCATGCGTCATTCCAGATACTCACCGACTTCATTGACAAGGAATGCTTGCCCGGTCACATCGAGTGGTATGGTGACTGTCCCCATCAACTGATGGTGAATGGCGTGATGGAAAACGTTATGGATGAAATGCAGGAACTCTACCGATGGTGGAATACGGTCTACCTGAAAGAGTATCCGGCAAAGATGGATGAACTCTGGGATGCAATCGATGGTCCCAAGATGCTCTGTGTGCCCTACGAGGGTATGCCCGACTGTGTCGCCGGTAAATTGGAAATGGTCTACAGAGATGACGAACATAAGACTGCTTACAAGGCTCGCATCAACGAGATCAATGAAGTGGAGCAACTCATGGACGAGAAGGCAGAGGAGATGTTGAAGCGACTCGCCGCCGTACGATTGTGGATGTGGACATGAAAAGATTGAAGCACTACGACGCATACGAGATTCCTGTTGCAGAGATTTTCTATGACGAGAGTTTCAATTGTCGTGGTGCTTTCACACTACAGTCAGTTTCCGAACTGGCAGACTCCATTGGAGAGATTGGTCTTCAGTTTCCTATTGTAGTCCAACCATGGAAGGATGGGAAGTTAAGGCTCATCGCAGGTCACCGTCGATACAAAGCCTGTACCGTCTTCCTGAAATGGGATAAGATACCAGCAGTCGTTAGATCAGACCTTAACGAACACCAGGCTCGCCTACTGAATTTCACGGAGAACTTGGAACGTAAAGACCTGAACATGCTTGAAGAAGCCTTGGCTATTAAAGCAATGTATTCTGAGGGTATATCACTCAGGAAGGCAGCGGCTGAGTTGAAGAAACCCACTAGATGGATACACACTAGATTTCGCTTGACTCAACTTCCGGAAGAGGTTCAACAGTTGGCAGCGGCTGGTCGAATAGTTGCAACTGACATCGAAGCCATTTGGAATCTGCCCGAAGATGAGAGGATCGAGGGTGCCAAGCAGATCATCCAATTGAAGAGCAGATCGGGGAAAAAGTTTCCCAAAAAACTCAAACGAAAATTCAGACCACGGAAAACCAAGGAACAGATCAGCAAGATGACAGGAGTCTTGATCAACGCTGGGATCAATGGGTTGCCTCCACGTCTTCTTGCATGGGCTGCTGGATATATTACTACTACTGATATCAGGAAAGACATCAAGACTTATGCTCCTGACTATCAACAGGAGAGCAACAACGATAATCCATGGGATGACGATGATGGGACCGAATGAAAAGAGATTGGTGATCAATAAGTTTACGAGAGATGCCATCCCAGTCGGTGGTGGAATCACAGATGGCTTGAGAGCTATCGTCGATCCTGATATGCCTAAGAAGATGGCCAAGGTAACAGCGTGGATCAAAGAAGCTCTCGATCTTCTCATGGACACAGGTGTCTACAAGAACAGGGAGGAAGCTGCACAAGCAGTACTCGACAAGATATAGGGACGTTCCCGGTGTATGGCAAATGAGCCATTGAACAACTACTACCGCATGGCTGGCGACGTTGGTAACCGGGAGGTATAGTCTAGGGTGGTAACCTGGACTAACCCATGCGATGAGCCGGGCGTCCCTTTTGCCGCTGTAGCTTAATGGTCAAGCATCGGTCTTGTACACCGACGAAGAAGGTTCGATTCCTTCCTGCGGCTTTGGAGAAATTATGAAAGCAATACCTATACTCACAGAATCTGATCTTAAACGCTTCTGGTCGAAAGTCGACAAGTGTGATTCTGATGATTGCTGGGAGTGGACTGCTAACAAAGCAGATGGCTATGGCCAATTTTCAGTTGGGTTTGTTTCATATGGAGCACATCGTGTTTCATATTTTATTAAGAATAAAGACCCTGGAAATATGTGTGTTTGTCATACTTGTGACAATCGATCTTGTGTGAATCCTGAACATCTCTGGCTCGGGACAGTTTTGGATAATAATCGAGACATGCAAGATAAAGGGAGACAAATTAGAGGTGAACAAACTATTTCATCAATCTTAACTGAAACTCAAGTAGTCGAGATTCTTGAATCTGATGAGACCAATTCTGCACTTGCTGATGTGTATGGTGTAGTTGATTCTACTATATCAAATATACGACGTGGTAAGAAATGGAAGCATCTCAAAGGAAAACGTCATACTGGCAGCGGGAATATAGATGGACAGACTGGGGTGAGGGGTGTCTCTCCTTACAAAGGTCGGTTTCAAGCAAGAATCACATCCAAGGGTAAGCATTATTGGCTTGGAGCGTTCGATACTATTGTTCAAGCAAAACAGGCATTAGGTAACTGGAAAAAGGAACATCTCACATGGACGACGTGACGATAACACACGAAGAGTATGAAATTCTTTTGCATGATTCAAAAGTCCTTCAAGCATTGTTCAATGCTGGAGTTGATAATTGGGAAGGGTATGACTTCGCGATGGAGGAAGTCGAGTGAAACACTGGCTGTCTCCAGATAGCCATTGAAGTGCGATGTATATCGTGCCCATAAAACAAACACCATCATTTGAGAATCAACATGAAACAAAAATATCTACCAATACCTGCACTCACAGAATCTGATATTGCACGCTTCTGGTTGAAAGTCGATAAACGTGGTTCTGATGAATGTTGGAAGTGGACTGCTGCTAAGGATGAATTTGGACGAGGTTTGTTTCGTTTGGGTCCTCTGTATAAAGCACCTCGCATAGCATTTTTCTTAGCCAATGGTATTGATCCAGGTGGGACCGATGTTTGCCATACGTGTGATATTCCTTCGTGTTGTAATCCTGCACATCTTTGGAAAGGTACGAGGTATCAAAATAATGATGATCGCGATGAGAAAGGTCATCAGATTTCACATCCAGGTGAAGAACATGGAATGGCTATTTTGACGGAGACTCAAGCTAGGCATGTTTTGACATCACCACAAACTGGTAGGTCGTTGGCACTCGAACTGGGAGTCAGTGAGTGTACAGTATCGGCAATACGTTGTGGGAGACTTTGGAAGCATATCGATCGCTCCGAGTATTCTCGACAACCCCGTCGCATAGTGCGTCTTACAGAAGAGGATGTCTTGGAAATTCGTGCTACATACTCAAAAGGCTTGACTCATCAAGAACTTGCTCTCAAGTATCATTGCTCAACTCAGAATATCAAATTCATTGTTCAAAGGAAAACTTGGAAGCATGTCTAAACCCCTTAAAATATACGTGGATTCCGAGACTTGCGGTCTGCACTCCATGGCTGTGCTCCTTCAATACGCTATCGAAGACGGACCGATCCATCTCTATGACATCTGGACTGAGCCTATTGGTAAGACACTCCGTCTGATTGAAAGTTGGCTTGAACACTGTATTGTCGGGTTCAATTTGGCATTTGATGTTTTTCAATTAGCGAAGCTCTATACGATTTTTCGTCTATGCCCTCTGGACTGGATACCGGTCGAACACATCGAAGAGATAGCAGAACTAGAAATGTACGGACGTGATGGACCGGCCATCAAGTTCGCTTCTGCTCTTGATTTGATGATGTATTCTCGTAAGGGCGAATTCCAATCACTGATGGCGCGCAAGAGTATTTATATTCGGAAAGTTCCAACTGCGTTGGCGTATGCGCTGTCGGAAGAACTTGAAAAAAGGGTTGAGTTGGACGGTATATATTTTGCTCGTAAAGCTGACCCCGAAGCCCCTCGCTGGACTGTCATGGATCGAATGCGTGATGGAGAGTTTGATCCTGACTTCAAGGATGTTGTTCTAAAGTTCGCACCCGCCGGTGGTCTGAAATTTCTGGCTGAACATGCCATGGATCTTATGCCAAAGTTTCATTACGAAGATGTAGAACCGCCGAAATCTTGGTATCCTCAGGAATTGGGTTATGCCCCATTCGCCAAAGCCATATCCAGCCGTGAAAAGAATTGGGAAGTTTGGGGTTATGACAAGAAGAAAGAGATTGATGTTCTCAAGGGTCATGCCTGGCCCGCAAAGATCAAGCTGTTCATTGATCACTGGGGAACTCACGAAGATGCTAGAGAGTATGCCTACGATGACATCGTCTACACACGGGAACTCGACAAGCACTTCAAATATCCACCAATAGGTGATGATGATTCGATCCTGGCGACAATGGTTCCAGTGATTCGTTGGCATGGTTTCAATATCGATAGACCCGGCATGGAAGACCTTTGCAAGATTGCTCAAGAGAAAGTCGATGGCAGCAAGTTCAATCCGAATAAACCAAGTGAAGTTCGCGAATACATGTACGAGATGATGGATGACACTGAAGTCATCCAGATTGAAGCTACCGGCGTCTGGTCCACGAAGAAACAGAACTTGGAGAAGATCAAAAAGAAATGGACTGTTGGAGAAGAAGAGCCTTGCGAAAAGTGCGAAGGCAAAGGTTGTCCACGATGTGACGAAGGTATCTTGAAAGTTATGCCACCTTGCGAGGAAGACATGGGTAACCACCCAGCCGCCTACCGCGCCAAAGAGGTATTGGACATCAAGATCGCTGGCAAGGAAGTTGAACTCTACAATAAGCTGCTCTTGGCTGGTCGCTTCCATGCGTCCTTCGTTGTCGTTGGCACCAAGTCCAGCCGGATGTCAGGGACGGATGGCTTGAACGCTCAAGGGATCAAAGCGACTAAGGATGTGCGTAGATGTTTTCCATTAACATGGGATAATTTTGTCCTCTGTGGTGGTGACTTTGATGCGTTTGAGGTAACACTGGCTGATGCCGTCTACAATGATCCAACCCTCCGTACTGATCTACTGAAGAAGATCGAATGTCCTTTTTGCAATCAAACTGGAAAGTGCCATAAATGTGAGGGGGCTGGCTGCAAGGATTGCAAAGACTCTGGTAAATGCGATGAGTGTGATGATGAACATATGGTTCGTCAAAAGATTCATGGTCTGTTCGCGATGTCTCTCTTTCCTGGTTACACCTATGCTCAGATACTTGCATCAAGTGGTACTGAGAACGACATGTACCTAAAGGGTAAATCCGGTGTGTTCGCTATGATCTATGGTGGCACTTGGGAGACTCTGGTCCGCAACCTGGGTGTCGATGAGGATGTCGCCAAGGCGGCGATGGAGGCGTTTGATAAGAAGTATCCCGGCGTGGGTAAGGCTCGTGAACGTACATTCGATGCTTTCTGCTCGATGCGTCAACCTGGTGGTGTCGGGACACAAGTTATCTGGAAGGAACCATCTGATTACGTTGAATCCTTCTTAGGTTTTCGCAGGTACTTCACACTAGAGAATAAGATTTGCCGAGCCTTGTTTGAGTTGGCCAATGCTCCACCTAAGGGGTGGCGAAACCATCCGGTGAAGGTCTGGCGTCGAGATCGAGTCCAGACAGCCGGTGGTGCTGTTGCCAGTGCGTTGTATGGTGCAGCCTTTGGATTACAGCAAGCTAACATGCGGGCTGCTGCGAATCACGAGATTCAATCACCTGGTGGACAGATCACGAAAAATACTCAGCGAATGATTTGGGATATTCAACCTTATGGTGTTCATGAATTGATCGTGGCTCCAATGAATGTTCATGATGAAATCATGTGCGTTACTCATCCAAAATATATCTCTCAAGTGACCCAAAAAGTCAGGGAATCTGTTGAATCTTATCGATCGCAAGTTCCGCTGATCGGGATGACTTGGAATGAAGCCCAAGCAAATTGGGCTGAGAAGAAGGGTGGATCGGTCACCGTCAAAATTTGTGCCCCGGAGATGATGTAGTGTATGTACATCAAGAAAAGAAAGTCGCTTTTATTGCTCATCCTCGGACGGCGTCAACCGCTACCGCCCACACGTTGATGAAAATGGGTTTCGTTATCAAAGGTAACCACCATGCCTACGAACCGACGTGGGACCTGTATGATTGGGATGTCATCTGTACTGTTCGCAATCCATTCGATGTGATAGTGTCTTGGTTCTACAACAAGCCAAGGGAGAAACCATTCTCACTCTGGTTGCCAGAATTTCTCGACGGATGTCACTTTTTACAAGGTGAGAGAATGTTCTTCGGACAACCCGCCTGCAATCATGTCATCCACTTCGAGAATCTCCAAGAGGAATTCGAGTATGTAATGGATAATGTTGGTCTCCCACTATTGAAGATACCTCAACGGAATGTGTCAATGGGGCGGAAAGATCGTTCATTCATGGACTATTATAATTTTCACACGGCCAGAATGGTGACCAAACGGTTTCGTCAGGATTTTCTCAACAATAACTACAGGATCCTGCTAACCTAATGGAAAGGCTGCTAACATGTTGCTATTCTACCAAGTTGAAGGTCGTAATGAATCAGGTGGTTGGGAAATAATTAGAGTTTGTCGTCTGGCTTATCGGAAGACTGAGACATTCAAAATGAAACCTTATGGTTTCTTACGTCTGAAAAAGAGGCGAGTGGTTACCGATTATGTGATACACAACAAGAGTGAAGCTGATGCCGCTGCATGGAAGGATGCTCTGAAACATTTTAATCTTAACAGGGATAGTTACAAAGAATTACGCATCACAGCCACTAAGAGAATTAGTGGGGTCCTGTCAACCAAGGTTGTCAAATTGATTGGAGCACATCATGCTTAACAAGGTCTTGAGGTATGAGATTGAGACTATCCACAATATAAATGGTCAACCAGAGTGGAAACTGAGAAACACTATCACGCCTCAGTATCAATATATTGAGAACTTGGTGACAAAACGATTTCTCTGGTGGAAATGGACTACAATCCACTTGTTGTTGGCAAATGAACACAAAGCCCGCATTCGGGCCAAGCGTAAAGCTTTCAGAATTGCAAAAAAACTTTACCCAGAGTATGCTACGCGAGTGTTTATTGTTTTCAAGTTTCCAGAGATTGATGAACCTGTCCGCCATTGTGTCTGGGAGAATGGTCATTATTACTCAACTCATTGATGTTTATCATGATTTCATTCATTCGCCTTGTTATTATTTTGGGTTATTACTGGAAACAGTGATCTTCAATTACAGGTATCAGATATATAGGTATCAGATATGCAGGGAAAAATTCGTCGTTCTAAGCATGGTCCGGAATATCACATCCAGAAAGATTTGACCGATTTTCTGAGGACACGAGGATGGGTTGTGGAGGTAATGCACGGGAACGCTTTTCAACGAGGTATCCCTGATTTATATCTCTTCAAAAGAGGGTTTGGCGAAAGATGGGTTGATGTTAAACATCCGAAAAGGTACTCATTCACCAAGGCTCAAAGAATCAAATGGCCAATGTGGAATAAGGCAGGAATCGGTATCTGGATTTTGACAGCCGCTACACAAAAAGAGTACGATAAATTGTTCGCTCCTCCCAATTGGCTAGAGTACTGGAAGCCCTCTTGGGCAATGCCTACTAAGGCTGAAATAGATGTCTTACTCGATACTATTTTAGAGAACGACGATGCTTGAGAAATCAGTCAAATACTTTTATCAAGAGATGTTAGGATTAACACATGAACCGTCAAGTGAAACCAAACGCATGGTCGTGTGCAATAACCGCTCTTGCCATGGCTCTGGACATCCCTGTGAAAAATGTGATTGAAGAGGCAGGACATGACGGAAGCGAGATTATCTTCCCGCTTCTGATGGAACCAGCCTGTCGAAAGGGGTTTCACTCACAAGAATTGGTGCAGATTGCTTGGCGGCATGGATATGCGATGACGCCGGTCGAATTGTTTCCGATGATACTGGCAACTGATCATTCTAAGACACACCATGTGTGGTATCAAACGGAGGCTGAGTATCGGGCGAGGTTCATGAGAATCATCAACTCGACCTGTGGGATACTTGAGGGTCGTGGTAAACGGTGCCATCATGCTGTCTACAATTGTTATGGTCAGATTTTTGACCCTGACCCCGGTATGTTGGTCTATGAGTTCTCTTTCGCAAACTGTGAAAAGCGGAAATTCTACGCAAGTCAGCTTTGGATTTGTATGCGGCACGAACTATCACAGGAGGCAATATGAAGCCCTTCTATAAGGATATCAATCGATTGTTGGGTAGTAAAAGCCCCAGTGCAGCACCATCCATTAAGGAAAACATCAAGTGTTTACGACAGGCGATAGCTGGTGACGATGGAGCCATTGATGAATTCATCATCAAAAACATGCGATTAGTTGGTGGTGTCATCACGAAATTTATTTCGTTGCACCCTAGCGCACAGTACTTAGCTGATGATCTTTTCAGTGAGGGATTGTTATTCCTCACTGAAGGTGTCAATCGATGGGTGCGAAATGCCCGAGAAGAAGGATATGATCATTTTGTTAATAAAGACAAGATAAGTATTCTCGGATATCTTTACATTGTCATTTACCGTAACGTCCAACAATACTATGAACTTGATTCGACTGATACTATTTCTGCAACGCTGCGATCTAGGCATACCCCTCCGGGAGATGAAGCACCGACTCGGCAAATAGACATACCACAGGATTGGATCAAAAATCAAACTTACGACGCCTTTGTGGAAATCTATTGCCTTGAACGAATTTATGGGGCGTGTCAAACCGAGGAAGAGACTCTTCTCGTGAATGCTCGGTTGGTCGGTTTAACCCAAAAGGAAGTCGCAAAAGAGTTGGGTATCAGTGTACCGACAACCCGAAAACGTGAACAAAAACTTTACAAACGATTTTGCAAGCAACAAGGACTTCAAGAATGATCAATCAAATCCTCGTTGATCTGGATGATGTATGCAACCGATTTACCATGCTAGTTCTAAATGAATTAGGATGCTCATATCGGGAAGAAGATTATCCGGTTGAAGTTGGGTACAATATCACGGCGGCTTACAATATCATGAAACCGGATGATATCACGCCAGATGAATTCTGGTCGATGGTGGAACCAAACATTTGGTCATGGATGCCATTGCGAGAGGATACCGAGTGGTTGCTTGATTTGTGTGCTGGGTGTGTTGGGCGAGAGAATGTTATGATCTGCACGAAATCGATCGGTCATCCGTTGCATTTCGCAGGGAAGATTCAGTGGATGCGTGACAATCTCCCTCACTGGATTATCGAACAATACAGCATCACGCCAGTCAAGCACGCCTATGCTCGACCCGATGTTTTGCTCATCGATGATGCTCCTGAGAATGTCGACAAGTTCCGCGCAACCCGGGGTGGACAGGCAATCCTAGTCCCCAGGCCGTGGAATCCGAATTATCATCTCAATCCTCACATCTATATCGAAGAATGCTTAAAAGATGCTATGTGTTTGGTATAATTCCCTATGCACCTTGGAATTTGGTGGTACTAATAATAGGGAAAGACTAACTTCAATCCATGAGAGAGACCCATGGCCAGACGCGAATTTCTACAGCTTGCGAAGAAATTTAATCCCGACAAGTCCAAGATCGCCGGTTGGATGCTGAGTGAAAAGTTGGATGGCAGCCGATGCTTCTGGGACGGCGGTGTCAGTCGTGGTGTCCCTACGAAGGATATTCCTTGGGCCAGCCTGATCAATCCAAAGACTGGAGAGCCGAAGCCCAAAATAAAACCCATTGCCAGTGGGTTATGGAGCCGTTATGGTAATCCTATCATAGCACCTGATTGGTTCTTAGATAGACTACCCACTATTCCATTGGATGGTGAACTGTGGGCTGGTCGAGGTAGATTCCAACTTTGCCGTTCAATTGTTGCAGGGGATAAACCTGATCCTCGATTTAAGCAGGTTCGTTATGCTATCTATTCGATGCCAGGTGCCCGTGTGTGGATGCCGGGCGAGATCAAGAACAGCAATTTTCATCGGGTAATTGATGATAATTGCATGACCTGGTTGTCAAAATATATAGAGTCATGTTGGATGGAATCTCCATCGTTTAGTACTGATTTTACTTTCGAGCAAGAGTTACAAGTTCTCCGAAACCACCTCTCAGATGATCCAAATGCCGTTTGTGCCATTCTCAAGCAGATCAGACTCCCAGAAGACGAGGCAGCCGCCAGAGCCGCTCTTAATAGCTTCATGGATGGTGTGATGGACCAAGGCGGCGAAGGCGTCATTATCCGAAACCCCAAAGGACTTTGGACACCTCGACGTGTAAACGATCTGTTAAAGTACAAACCCATCGATGACGATGAGGGAATTCTCACTGGCTTCACCTGCGGGCGGCGGACTAACAAAGGTTCTAAGCATATGGGTTGTATTGGGGCACTTATCTTGGACTACAAGGGTAAGCGATTGGAACTATCCGGTCTAACTGATGCCGAGCGGGCGTTTGCCACTGATTTAGAGCGAAATTATGCCAATGATCATCCAGGTGAAGATATGTTTCCCAGTGCTCAAGCAAAACACTTTTATCTAGGTCAGCGGATCACGTTCAAGTATCGTGAGTTGTCTGACGATAAGATACCAAAGGAAGCCAGATATTTCAGGAAACGAGGAAAAGTGGAATGAAGAGAATTAGTGTGAGTGGAGGCTTCACTATTTTAGTAAGTGATAAGGATTTTGGGAATTAAATCTCATCAACTTCCTCTGCTAGGTTGGTGGGTTCATGTCAATCAACTCCATGATTGGTGCTTGCTTTTCTAGCCACGTCAGTGAACAAAGGAAAATTGAAAAGCAGTAAGAAAGGATCAAAGATTCATGAGTATTGAAGAACGAACCTTTAAGAGAATGAACCGGCATCTAACTTGGTGCATCTTTCAACCCAGGAATATATTCACCCCATTAGCTTCAGAATATCGATGCTGGAAGTTCCGAGATGGGCATGCTAAAATTGAGTACACTGAGTATTACATTTTCGGAATTCGAGTAGCGAGGATACGGTTATGAAATTTGCTTGTGGATGGTTCACACTATTCCTGATTTTCACTTTCGTGTTCGGGTGGGCTGAGGTTGGTATGACCTGGATGATCTGCAATTCAGCCTTCGATATGTCTTGTTTCTTTCCACTTCTAGGGATAGCCATGACAATCAATTTGTGCATCTCCTGTGTATGGGCGATGGCAACGGAGAACAGCTTGAAGGACAAGGTCAGAAAGAAGAGAACACGATGAGCATGGAACAAGACGCAGATAAATTGACCGTGAGGTTCTCTGACCTGAAAGCGGAATACGAGTCACATTACCAGGATGCTCAAATTTCTAAATCAAACACAACTTTGGCTCTTTCAGAATGGACTGATAATGCTGAAATCACAGAAGAAACGACGAAACGAAAAGTGTCCCTGCGGAAGCGGGAAGAAACTGAAACATTGTTGCCTTGAAAAAGTGAAGCGTATCGAAGCCGGTATGGCAAATGGTAAGACTCGGGCACAAATCATGAACGAGGAACTTTTCATTTACGGAAGACCTAATGAGTGACATTGCGATAACTGTACAGACCATTCAATCAGTCGATCGCCATCCCGATGCTGACCGGTTGGATGTCATAAAGATTCTCGGCACCCAATGTGTTACTGGTGCGGGCGATCACACACCTGGCGAGAAAGTGCTTTACTTCCCGGCAGACATGATGATCCCCGAAAGTGTAGCTGAGGAACTCGGCGTCAAGAAATACTTGAAGCATGTCCGATGGAATGGCAAGAAGGTTCAGAGCCGTATCGCAGCCTGCCGCCTTCGTGGTGTCCCCAGCTTCGGGTTCGTGATACCTTGTGACCAGCGGATGGAAGTTGACACCGATGTCACAACCATCTACCAAGGTGAGAAATATGAACCACCGACTGTCTTGTCAAATTTGCCTGGTGTCATAAGCGGCAAACGATTCCAATTAGAACCCGGCGACTTCACCAAGTATACCAACATCCAACACTACTGGCGATATCCTGGTGTGTTCTCGGAATTTGGAGACGATGAACAGGTTGTCATCACTGAGAAGATTCACGGCACCAATTCTCGTGTCGGTGTACTATTTGAGGGTGACGAGTGGGTCTATGCTGCTGGCAGCCACAAGGTCCGTTGGATGCAATGCAACGAGGCTTTTCGGTACTGGCGACCTTTGGACAATGAGGGTATGTTGTCGATGCTTGCCGAACTGTGCGGCGAGTGTGCCAACGTGATTGTCTACGGAGAAATCTTCGGCTCGGGTGTTCAAGACTTGGACTACGGAGTTGAAGGCGACGTAGGTTACCGTGTGTTCGACATCAAGATAAACACCGTCTTCCTAGACTGGACTGATGTTCAAGCACATTGCTTGAAGCATGGTGTTCCAACAGTTCCGGTACTTTATCAAGGTCCGTGGTCATGTGTCAGCGGAGTGATTGATGAGTACGCTTCTGGCTTGACTTCAGTCGGCACGCCGGTTCGCAAGTTCAAGGGTCGTGAAGGGATCGTGATTAAGCCTGTGCTGGAGAGGCAGACCAATCTTATCGGCGGTCGCTTCAACGCGCAGCGTGCGATCCTCAAATATGTGTCCGCCGATTATCTTGACCGAAAGGGAGCCCAAGATAATGCTTGATGGGATGAAAATCGCCAAGACCAATTGTTTCCTCGTGACCGTGACAACAGGTGGGGCCGATTGGACCGGTCACTGCAAGGAATCGATGATGCCAACTGAGGAGGATTTCTAATGAAGATGCCAAGATTCAAACTCTGTTTTGTAGTAGCCCTTATCAGCTTCTGTATTGCTCCTTACTGTTCCAATCTGTTGCCAGGTGGTGGGGAAAATGCCCAGTGGTGGCTTGACCGCGAGATCGCTCATATTGAACGGAAGATTGAGACGTGCGAGGATGACCAGGTACGTGCTGCCATGGAGTACACAGTGAAGCATTACCGCCGTGTAGGTTTGTTTGGCGTTCGTGTACTTCAACTCCCGGACGGTACGCATGGTTACAACATGCCAACTTGTCCTGGCATTACTATCGACGAGGAAGTCCCACATCTGGGTTTGAAATATGGTGCATTTGTTCTTGTACATGAGGTGATGCACAACTTCCCACCGTACTTCTTCCATTACCATATTGACAATGACGCAATACTGAGGTTCCTATGAACAATGAAGAACCACAACAAATGACACACAGTGATCGCATGGCTCAACTCCGGGAACAAGTAGAAGCTATACAAGGTTCTCTTGAAACGCTCATCACTTGCAAAGACATTGGAAACCTGAAACAGGTTTCCTACTGGGTGGGACAGGTCTCTCGTCAAGTTAGCAGTCTCTGTCGAGAATGTATGGGTGAGGAATTGTTGAAGGCGGTTGCCAAACACGAGAAAGGGAGGATCATCACGCGATGAAATTGCCTAAACCTATTCCGAAGATGTCCCTCAGACAAATTGAGCATTTTTGGGATAGAGTTAATCAAAAGGGATCAGATGAGTGTTGGGACTGGATAGCTTATTGTCTCAAAAGTGGTTACGGATGGTTGCGTATCAACAATATAAATTATCTCGCTCATCGTGTAGCATACCATCTGACCTATGGTGGATTGAGTCAGCACTTATGCCATAAATGTGATAATCCATCATGTTGTAATCCTAATCATTTGTTTGAGGGATCACATAAGAATAATGCTGAAGACATGGTTGCTAAAGGACGAAGTTCGCGAGGTCAAAATCACGCAAGAGCAAAATTGACAGAAAAAGATGTTTTTCAAATTCGCTCATCAAATAAAACCAATGCAGAAGAAGCAGAACGCTTTAGAATATCTCGTCCACAAATATCTCGAATACGTTCGAGAAAAAATTGGAAACACATATAGGAGAAGTATTATCAGATTACCTACATACCTTTCATATTCGTCGATGTCACTTTTCGAGATGGACCCTTCGGAGTTCTACATCAAGTACTTGTCGGAGACACGACCAGCGAGACAACCTCAGACAGGTCCGATGTGCGTTGGTAGTGCATTTGATGCCTATGTGAAGTCGGCTCTCCATGCTGCTCTGTATGGCGTTGGCGCTGATCCCATCTATGAATTGCAGACTCTGTTTGAAGACCAAGTCGAAGAACAGAATCGAGATTTCGCCTGGGATGCCGGTCGACATTGTTTCGAGGCATACCAATTGACGGGTGCCTACGCGGAACTTCTTGACTTGCTAAAGAAATCTGTCGAAGAACCACGATTTGAATGTAAATTGACCGGCGACATCGGTGGTGCGCCATTCCTTGGTAAACCCGACTGTCGTTTCGTTCTTGATTTTGGGTTTGGACGAATCAGCATTGTTCTCGATTGGAAAGTAAAAGGCTTCTGTAGTAAAAGCGCGGCATCTCCGACGAAAGGCTATGCTCTTTGTCGGGATGGCTATTTAGGGAAAGCCAGCCGTTCGCACATGAAGTCCCATAAAATGTATATGGAATACGATTTTCGTGGCATGAAGATCAATCGTGATTACATGGAGAACTGTTCTCAGTCATACGCCGATCAATGCTCTTTGTATGGTTGGTTGCTTGGTGAGCCCATTGGCTCTGTAGAGAACATCGCGTGGATTGACGAATTAGTGTCGAAACCCACGGGAAATGTTTTAGAAGGTGATTACCCATTGATACGGGTATCCAACTTCCGAGCCCGTATGAAGCCAAGTTACCAACAAGATTTGGTCAATCGAGTTTCTAACTGTTGGAAAGCCGTCACTAGTGGTCACATTTTCCAGGACATGAGTCGCGAGGATAACGATGTTCACATTGAAATGCTTGACAGCATCGCTGTTGGATTGGCTTCGG